GCATACCATTGAGCGCATCGTAAACGGTTTGTCTGTTAGCACCTGAGATAACCAGTCCGCCAGCATGAGCAAACTCAGGAGCAAACTTGGAAAGCTCATTCATAGCATTGCCTGAATCTTTTCCGAATCCCTGGTTCATTACGCCAAGCAATACAATTTGCTGATCGGGAGTAGCGGTTTGCAAGAATGTTGTAAGCGCACCAGCTTCATCCTGGGAGAAATATTTTGGCGATACATTCATGCTGGCCGCAAACGATTTGGATTGCGTTACGCGCTCGCCAATTTGCTTGACTAAATCGACTGGTGAAGCCGCAAAGTTAAGGGTTTTAACTTCTGCCGCACCGGTTTGATTCATATAACCGACTGGATCCTTCTCCAGCATATTGGTTTTATGGTTAAAGGATTTTTGCGCTACATCAATAAGCATTGCTTGTTCTAGTGTTGCGCCACCAGTTGTTTTGCTTTGTGCATCACGAATCCAGTCACCCAATTGAATTGGTGACATTTTATTAAACGCAATTGATTGCTGGCGCAGTACGCTCAAATAGTTAACCTGGCGCATTGTCGGATCATTGTCGGGTAATCCTAAACGACGGGCGCGGCCCTGGATCTCTGTTACTACGCTTTCACTTGGCACCTGGCCAAGAGAAATAATCCGCAATGATTCTGTGACGTCTGTTTTCAATTCAGTACGCAATGCTCTAAATTGTGCGTCCCTGGCGCGCAAGTCTGCCTCGATCTCATTGACCAGGGCGCCCATGCGGTTTACATCGATGCCGCGGGTAATGCGATTCTGTTTGAGTGGATTACCTTCTTTATCGTATAGCTCGCCAATGGGACCGGCTCCGAGATCAGCTTGTACCCGCTTTAAAAATTCTGCTTTGTTTGGTGCTTTCTCATATTCTTTTCTAAAGCGCGCAATGTGAGCTTGCTCGCCAATCTTTTGCATTTCGCGCTCAATCTCCAGGGGAGAAAATCCGCCGGATATTCCAAACTGTTTAATAGTTTGCAATTCCTGAAATAGCATAGTCTCAGCATTTGCAACGCCGCTACTCATAATCCTGATTACGTCCTGGCTACGTTGCTCCAAACCGGCCAGCGTTGTTGCTTTTAATTGCTGGGCAACACGGTCATTGTGACGCTCTGATATTTCCAGGAATGAGACATTTTTAATACGATCCAAATCGTTGGATACTCGACCCTTTAGCTTTGGATCCAATAAAGTTGTCAGCGATTCCAGGCCGTCTCGTACGTCAGAGGCTTCTGCTAAAAACTGAATTGGGTCAGAATTAGGATCGTTTTTAAATGCGTTAACTTTTTCGCTTAAAAGTCTGCGACCATCGTTTTGCAATTGCAACGCAACAAGTTCATTTGCCTGGTCATAAGCGGCTTTATCGTAAACACTACGCGTATCTTCTAATACCTGGCGAGCCTGTTCAGCAGTTTGTACGGATGCCCGACCTTTTTCTTCGGCCTGTTCCATACCAATCTTGCCGGCAAATGTAATAACGCGATCCAATGCACCCTGTTGTGCCTGGGAAAGATTTCTCATTTCGCGGCTTAGTGGCGCATATTCAATTGCGGGTAAAGCGGCCGCGCGATACGGATCTATCGCTATGCCGGTTTGTTGGTATCGTGGAAGTCTATCGGCCATGATTATTATCCAAATAGTGAATATTTAGATTTGGGTCCGCCGGCAGATGAATACATCATGCCAGCCTGGCCGACTGTGCCAATTGCCTGATACATACCAGCTTGGGCCGCGGCTTCACCGGATGCGCGCATAATATTTGCGTTTTGCTGGCCTGAGTATTTGTAGATATTTGCCTGGAATCCGGCGGATGACTGGGCCAGCTTTGCATTCTCCTGGGAGATATTGAACTCGGTATAACCTTCACGCAATGCGTATGTTTGCAATGAGCCAGCCGATCCGCCAAACGGATCAATTGCTCCGGCGCCAGCTCTAGCTCTTACCGTAGAGATTGTTCGGTTAATGTTTGTCAACGTTTTTAGTCCCTCTTGCTGGGCGCGAATGGCTTCGGTTCTGCCTTGCATTGTTACTTGCTGGGCTTGAAAGTCCGCCTGTTGTTGAGCGGCTTGTGCCTGGGCATTATAAATTTTCTGTTGCGTTTGACCTTGTTGATATTGGCCAACGGCGCTTACAAGCATTGCGGCAATTGCGACTTCCATGATTATTGTCCTATCGAAACTTTAAATTCCATGTTTAACAAATTGAACTTTAACGGTTCGCCTTGCGTTACCGTTATTGTTCCCTCTTTATCGAATCCTAGCAATGGGCCGGCCTTCTTAACTCCGGTAAATGGCTGAATTGCCGTATCTAATACGTTCGATCCAAATTGTCTAAACTGAATAGGATTGTCATTGATAGTCATTGACTGGGTTTGAAATACATCCGCATTGATCTCCATAATCCGCTTTTTTGCCTCGACTGGCATAGTTTTTAGGTTAATGTTGTAATTCAAACCGACTTGCCAGGATGCAGTTGCGGCCGTTGAGAATGTAACTGTGCCGCCACCTGGTACCGTTTTGTCAGCTTCCAGGATGCCATCGCGAATTACTTTAACTGTCTTGGCTACCAGGTGAGACATAGATGCAGATGCGCCGCTAGTATTAGCAAACTTAGCGCTATCCATTGTCAGATCGCGATTAAATGCTTCAACGTAATAGGCGGTTGATCCATTGACACTCCTGGCCACAATGACGTAAACCGTATTGACGTCAACGGCCACGGCCTTAAATAGTCCATCAGTTGTAAATTCCGATGGTGCAATAACGCTTTGCGATCTCAGCAATGAAATACACATAATCGTTCCATCATCGCCGTTAACGACATATAAACGATCGGTATCGTCAGTTGACGTTGCCCGGTTAAGAGCCATATCGACTGGGTTCTTGACCAGGTGTCCGGATAGTAATGTCACGTTATTGGCAATGTAGGTTGCCTCGGTATCGGTAAACAATAGCTCGTTAACGGATTTGCCCTGGCGTTGCAAAAACAAGGTTCCGGAATCCAGGCCAATAACTGGGAAATTATTCTTTGCGCCGATTTTGGTTGACGTGCGAATAATAAAGTTAGTCGGCGTAATTGGTTCCAGGGTTGCCTGGGGGACGTAAAACTCGCCGCCAATACTAAAGATTTGCAAGTCACGGCCCGAATAAATATCGGTAATCGTATTGAGTTGCGACGTGTCAATGGTTGCCTCTACGGCTTCATCGTCCAATCCTTCGCCGTATTGGAAATTAAAGAAATCCGATACGCGAGATCCCCATACGGTGGTTGGCCTGGACTTGGCACCGGCAAAAAATAGACGGCCTTCGTGGAATGTTACTGATCTTGGCCATCCGCGGCTTACGCTCCAGGACGCCTCATATCCGCGCTCAATCTCCCAGTTGCCCTGGGCGATATTGCTGGTATCAAAAAACGGAATCTCAACAATGGCTTTGACGCTATTATTGCTTACGAATTGCACAATCTTTGCCCGTCCCTGGGGTTCAGCATTGATATATTGCCCAACGTCACTCGTTGCAAAAAACGAATTTTGCGACGTAAGGGTAACGTTGCCGCTTGTTGCCGATGGGGTTAGATGGCCGGATGTTGGAGTTGTCACCGTTAGCGTATAGGCATACGACGGGATCTCATCAAACGCAATTGTCGAAACGGTCCAGCTCGCGTCAGTCCCGCCGCGTACAAACTTGACTGGCGCTAAATCTTCTTGGACAAAAATAATTGTATCGGCTGACTGGGCAAATTTTAGTCCTGGAATAACGCCGGACGTAAAGCTGGCCACGGCCAGGTAGTTGTTGCCTGATCCGTTGATATTGGTAATAAGCGCCTTGTTCTTATAAATGTAAACGCGCCCAGGGACGATCGCAAACATATAGGAATCAAGTACGTTAAATTGAAACGGCACAAGTTTAAGTGCCTGGCTTGCCAGGTTAGCCGGCAAAGTGTCAATGTATTGCAAACCTTCACGACGACGTGCGCCGCCCTGGGGTTGGATTACTACATTAGTAGCTTTTTGAAGTGCGTTGTAATATTGATTTAAGTCAATGCGGCCGCGCAAGAGCGGGTCCAATTCACCGACTACAAAATTGGTTTGAATGAGAACTGAACGTGGCATTATCCAAACCGTACATTGATAAGCGGGAATGCGTCCTGGTTATCCAATGTAACGGACGGACGGCTTTGTGCGTCAATGGTCATTGCCTGGCGGAAGAATCCGCCGCGCATATTCTCTTCCGGCAATCCAAATGCTAAACGCTGGTAATACTCAGCTTTTGTAAGCTGGTCAGTTACCATCTGAGCAAAATTAGCGGCCAGGGCATACTTCAAGAAATTGACGAAATAGCTGGGCATTTCGCTTTCAGGTGTGCGGTATTGGTAATCGATCCAGGCCTCTTCGATGTTGGTCAGCAATTTATCTTGCTGGACGTCAAACTCAACGGTGGCCGGATAGTTAACGGTGTCATCCGCATGGACGGCGCGAACGCCAGCGATGCGATCACCAGGTAATTGATAAAGGTATTTCCAGCCAAATGTCGGGGTATCTACCAAACGGGCAAGCTGGCTTTTCTTTAGGGTAAAGCTCCAGGGATACATACACAAAACCATGTCCCGGATGTCGTCATAAAGACGGTCGCAAATCTGCGACGAATCAGAAACTTCTGAAAATGACGTTAGTGGTTTTTGCCCTAGATAAATAAGAGCATCAGAACATATCGATAGTTTTGTATCACCTGACGCCATAAAAATCCTTTAATGATAAAAATCCAGGCGGATTTCTCCGCCCGGACTTATTGGTACTACTTAGTCTCCGTCGGTGCTTGCGAGAGTTGTACCGTTGTCAATATCTACTACGCCGGAAGCGTTCGAACGAACGACTGCCAATGTAGCTACAAGGGTGCTATCTACGCTCGTTGCACAATAAACTAGATCGCCTACTTTAACGATGTCGGCTACTGCATTGAAATAGCCTTCTGTATTAACGTCAGCGATTGCGTCATTGGTGCGATAACCCCACATTACTGGAGATACGCCACTTTTTGCAACGTTACCGATTGGACCAAAATTATCGCGAGTAAATGCCATGATTTAGTCTCCTTATTCAGCGCAAGTGATTTTAACGATGCCCTCAGAATCAATCGCTACTGAGCCGGCGCTGAACATAGATGCCACTAAGAAAGATGTTTTCTCAGCGATATAGTCAACACGGCTAGTTTGATTGAGACCAATTGCCATTCCTACTGAATCGCGATGGAATGCGAATACGGTACGATCGGCGCTTGCTTTTGGCAAACCACCTTCGTCACGATCACCGATGGTAACGAACTTAAAGCCCAAGAAGGTATCTACTTCACCAGTTACCAACGCCTTAACGGTGTTGAAGTCAGAGCTGGTCTTGCTATCCAAATACTTCTTGGCGGCGCGGAGCTTACCAACGTTTAAGTCAGTAGCAGATCCGGTTGTGCCATCGTTTTGAATGGTATTAGCAACGGTACCGGTGCTGGATGCGGCAATAAGAGCATCAATGATTACCTGGTCCATGCGACGGCCAATAGCACCGGATACGACCTGAACAAGCTCTTGACGCTCGTTGAAGTTAACACGTTGCTGATGGAAAATATCGCTATATTCTGCGGCGATATAGTCGGTCATGGTTGCAGTTACTTGTGAATAAGTAACGTTCAAAGGTACTACGTCAGTTTGTGGTACACGAACAGATGCGGTTCCCTTACCAATTTTTGGGAATTTTACAGTCGAGCCTTCAACGTTAGTACGCTCACGTGTCAAACCAGCAAGGGCGCGTTGCGCCTGGTAGGCTTGTTTAACTTCGCTATCGAATAACGTGACGAAAGCATTAGAGATATTGATAGACATCTCAATTTCCTTTCATATCAAAGTTTAAAAAGTTAAAAATCTGCTTTTAGCTTTGCGATTATCCAAGCGGGTCGCTACGCGTAGTAACGGGCCTTGCGGTTATCCATTACGTAACACTATAAATAAAAAAAGAGTGCGTTGCAATCAGCTTCGCACTCTTTTTCGTTGTGACCGGGAAGTCTAACGGTTTCCCTCTCCAAACATTGAATAGACCATATCTTCCACTTTTTTGGTGTAAGCCGCGTCTTTTCCGTATTTTGGATCTGCCATCATCGACTGAACATCGCTCATGCTCATCTTTTGGCTTTCTTGCATTTCAAGTCCAGGGATGTCCGTTTCCATATAGGACGCCCGGATCTTATGTAGAGCGGAAATGAACGACGCATTATTACTAGCGCGCCCAATTGCCTCGATCTCGTTTTGATTGAGAGTGCCAGCATTTTGCATTTTGACTAGCCATTGCTCAGTTGATTGAACGATCTTGTCCGCATTGCGGCCCAGTTTCTTCATCTCAGCTTCGCGGCTTGTTTTCATTTGCTCATCGGCGGCGCCCATGTGATTCGTGTAGAGATCGATCATTTGATCGAATTGCTCCTGGCTAAGACCTTGCTCCTTGGCCAGTCCTACGAAATCCTTTAGCATCGGATCATCTTCGGCCACTCCGCGGTCCTTTAGACTGGTAATCTCATACTTACCGTCCTTGGGTGCCTTGTGTTTACCAGCAGACATTTTGGCCCGTAGCTCAGAGTACGCCTTGGCTAGACCCTCAACGTCCGGACCGGATTCTTCGTCCCAAAAATTTTCAGGAAAAAAATCAGGGCGAACGAAATCCAGCTCTTCGTCGTTATCTACTTCCTGGGGCTTGTCGTTTGGATCTACTTCCATGTGCGGAGCCGCTAGATCATCCATCTTTTGACCTGGTTTTTCCGCTGGTTTCACGTTCAGTAGGCTACCTGAATCGTCCTTGTTGCTACTTGTTGCGTTATTGCCGGCTTGATTATCGCTAGTATCAGCGGTCAAGTTGTCGGTATCGCTCATATTTAAGACCTCGCTCGTTTAATTCGCCGCTCTAATTCCCGGACCAGGGAGTTTTGACCCTCGCGGGCAAACCCATGGGAAGGGTCCTCGCCAGGAAACCAGGTCGGCTGTTCGATGGTTGTAGCTCTTAGCCATTCCAAGAGCTTTACGCCATCATCGGTAGAAAAGACGCGAGTGACCAGGAGATCAATCTCATTGTCCGACGCGCCCTTTTGCTTGATCTCCGGGGACCGGAGACCTTCCCATCCTTCTTCCATCATCTTTTAGACCTCTTGTGCTTGTGGTTGTTCTGCGCCAGCGGGTGCTTGTGCGGCCTGGGCCATTTGGGCGGCCTGGGCCATTTGCGCCATGATTGCCTGGCGTTGCTCTTTTGAGTTAATTAAGTAACTTGGCACTCCCAGGCGATCGGCCAGGTAATCGGCCAGCTCTTCCTGGTTGATCGCAAGCTGGGCGCCTAGACCTACTTGGCCCGCTACCTGAACGAATTGCAATACGTCGTTTACTTCTTGCATATTCTGAGCCTGGGCAAGCGATCCAGTTGGCACTACCTTAACTTCGGAGCCGTCCACCTTCAATGGGAAATCGATTAGACCCATTTCGTCCATGACTTCCATGGTGCGGCGAACGATTGGTTGCATGACTTCGGTAATCAAGCGGCCATAAGCTGGTCCAATGTTCTGAGATAACTCTTTCATGCGCTCCGCGACTTCGGTTGCGGATCTCGCGCTCATGGTATCCGGCGGCAATGTATCGTCCAATAGCATCTTTTTGATGGCATTGACCAAATCGTTGATAACGAGCTGGGATACGTTGAAGTCACCACCGGATCTCAATGGACGCAAGCTCTCTCCCTGGGGGCCGCCGTTACGTGCTACCGGGATAATGGCGCCTGGAGCGATCTTGACTGTCGCTGGGTTCAATACGCCGTCATCTGCGGCCGTATATACGCCAGCCACGGAGATCGACGCGTTCTTCAAGAGCAATTCTTTAACCTTGTTTAAGGTTTTAATGTCGGGTAGAGCGTTGACCAGGGGACCACGGCCATAAACCTCGCCGGCTACCTTCATATAACGGCCTACTACCCAGGGTGAACTCTTCTTTAGCTCACGATAAACGATCTCATTCTTACCTTTAGGTTCTAAAACGTAGTAACAAACTGCACCCGTTGAGTAGTTGTAGATCGTTGCCTCTAGCAAATCAATCTCTTCTTCGGGTTTAC